GGCTCGCTATATACCAGTATATCCTGTCCCCTTATTAGGACATATGGTGTAGGGGGATAATATTATATAGTAAAAAAAAAAAAAAAAAAAATAAAAGAACACTACTCTCAATACTGTCCACGCCAGCGGACACGAAATACTGGTGGGTCGAGGTAGGGGAGAGAGGGGGGGTCTAAGCTAAGTGCTTCTAAATCAACGGGTTAGGGGAATATCGGAGGTAGGAAAGGCATAGGAAACGTATCGGAAAGAACATGGAAACGACTAGGAAACACCGAAATCTACATTCCAAAAGTGAATCTGAGTCATTTTTAGAACTAGAATAGCTCTTATTAAAATCACAATGTAATGAATGAATAGATACGATATCGTATATACTATAATATTATGGTCTGGTGAGCCATATCAGTTCGCGGTCGCGCGAAACACTCCCAGAATATGCCTAGAATCCACACAATTGACCTACAGAGGGAGTTAAAACGAGGGGAGTAGTGGAGTCGCTTAGGCTCGGAGATATCGCGTTCTAGGGCATCCTAGCGGCTCGCAATGCTAGAGCTGGTTATTATATTATTGGAAGATAATATCGTAGAAAGTATGGTGAGCAAAAATACTTTTGGCACTGCCAAAACCGCGGTGAGGATATGAGGAAGCGAAGATATAGCGAAAGTCTGGTGAGCAACTGGCGGGAATTACACAAACCGGGATTTCTCCCGGCGGCCTTACCTGCTGACTACCTGTCTCATTACCATTCTGAAAGTGGCGATAAGAACCCGCGTTCCGTCAACATTGCAGGCATCAACACTGCGCATCGCTTTCGCAAGTGCGACACGATAATCGGGCGAAAGTTTCCGATACCATTCCATTGCCAGACGTAATTCGTCAGTATTCACAGCATTATGCAATTTCATAATTGTAGCCTTAGAAAAGGCGCCGGACCTATGTTAGCATCCGGCGCCGTGTTAGTCGGAACTACTCAGTGACGGGTTCCGCGTTAGCGGCCAACATGGCATCCACTTGCTTGCGTGCCATTTCTTCCGGAATCCCGAGTCGAATGAAATCGCGCACCATGCGTTCCTTGATTTCATCAGCCGACAATTCCGAAGGACGATACGGCAGAAGTGCCGCCTGATACGAATTACTCCGGGCGTTAGCCTTGAGCTTATCGTTTACCAAATCCTGAAGTGACAATTTCTTGTCAACCAGAACCTGATTGGCTTCGGCATCATTCTCAGTTTCCTGATACTCGAAAGCCTTTTCAATTTTCTTGCCAGCCTCCGGATGGTTTTCCGGAATTGCGAACGTGAACTTTCCGACTAGGGTTTTCATACTGGTTTCGTTTCTCTCCGGGCTTCATTGCCCAAATCCGACTTACAAGATGATTCTACTCGATTTCGTTTCTGGTGTCAACCCCTTTCTTGTCTGCCCGGCGTTTTGTCCGTCGCGCCGCATCCGATACCATATACTAATACATACCCCGTGCCACTGTCTCAGGGCACTTTCGGAATGAAATGGCGTGCATCGATGTGCAGTCCTGCCCGCTCAGGGTGACAACTATCGTCACTAGTGACAACAATTTGCGTCATATGAAATACTGGACCGACGATTGACATTGTGTGCAGATTAGTGCAGGACATTCACAGGATTGCACGCCAGTGCTCGGCAATGCACATCACACTGCTGCACACCCCTGCACAGTTAGTTACATAATTGCACACAAATGCGCGAGATTGGCTATGAATAACTGTTTACAAAAAATAACTGTTTCAATTTTTTAATAAAAGGGTCCCATATTCTAGTTACATACGATAGTATATATAAAAAGAAGATTTGCATTTCAGTCACTCTCATGGTATAGTCCTGATGTCCGAAACCATCGACTGAACTTCCATTAATATTATAGGGAGTCTGTATGTATGCCTGAAACTTCTAATTCACCTGAATTATCTAATGTTTCTAGTGAATCTCCTAACGTATTTGATGCTAATACTAGCGACGATACTGCTAAACTTCCTGACTCTACTGTATCTACCGAATCTGCTAAGACTCCTGCTGAATTTCTGAAGGCTGCTATCGTTGAAGCAGCTAAAGTTGTATCGAAATTTGATGAAGTGGTTCCATTGCGCGTGGTGGTGCCCACTAAGTTACAGTTCGATATGATTGATTATGTGCTCAAGCACACTAGCATGGACAATCAGCAACATGCAAAGTCGATGGATGCCATTACCAAGATTCTTCTTGGCACATATGGTTCCATCAAAGAAGTCAAATTCTAACTCTCATAAACAAAGAGATATCATATGGCGATGGGTATAGTTTCTCCTGACGAGTTTGATAAAGAGTTGAATAACTCTAAACCTAAACCTGTCGCCAACACACCATCTCAACCTACTATTGAAGCTGAGATAGTTGATATGCCTGTTCCTGGTCGTAAGGAAGGTGATATCAATGTTCCGGATTCATTACGCCAAATGATAGGAGCTACAGCCTTTGAAAATGGGCGAAGTGATGCTCTTGAATTAGGTAGACAGTTTGGCATATCTCCCTCCGCAGTATCTGCATACACTCACGGTTCCACTTCCACTGCTTCCTACGATAAGACACCAAATACATCTATCATTGCTAAGTCACGTATTCGCGTGCAGAAGCGTGCGATGAATAGATTAATGGGCGCTCTTGAACATCTTACTCCTGAGAAATTAGGCGAAGCCAAAGCGCGTGATTTAGCTGGCATCGCTAAAGATATGTCTGCTGTTATTAAAACTCTTGAACCGGAAGTTCTGGACAATGGTAGAGACAAAGCACCAGTTCCTCAATTCGTTGTGTATGCACCACAATTTAGAGATGAACGTTCATATGAGGTCATACACGCAAAAGAATGAGTCCGGCGTCATTCGCTATAATGGGCATCCTCCTAACTATTGCTACACTCATTGCTAATGTTACATATCGTTCAGGTCATCTCAGTGCGCGTGTGGAAGAATTAGAAAAATGGCGTGAGAATCTTCGAGATGACATGCATGAAATATCTGATAAACTCACTGAATTATCAGGTGAATTTAAGCGTTTGACAGCAGTGATAGAGGAACGAACTGATAGGAGAACGGAAAAGAGAACATAATGGCTATACCTGCTCTCTCGCTATTACCAATCGGTCAGTTAGTAGCTATCACAAAGGATGATATTTATGCATTGCCTGCTAGGGCTTGCATTATATTCTGTGATGGAACTTCACCCACTTTCTTTCAATCTACTACATTAGCTTTCACTGCTAGTGTTGCTGTTACTTTAACTGCTGGTCAGGCCACTTTAGCAGGTGGATTCCTGAAATGCACATCTAATTCACCGGGTAATATTATTCTTAAAGCGTTGTAATGAGTCTACGGAACTCCTGGAAACCCAATAGAAAGCAAGCAGAGTTTCTTGCAATTCCCTTCAGTGTCAAGGAGGGATTCTATGGGGGAGGTGCAGGTTCCGGCAAGTCAGACGTATTACTGTTATATGGAATAGTTCATAGACTACATGAAAATCCGCGATTCAAGCAGGTATTCTTACGACGGACATATCCTGACTTGAAGAAGGAAATTGTTGGGCGTAGCCGTGAGATTTATCCGAGATTCGGAGCCACGTTTAATGCAACTGACATGGTCTGGACGTTTCCGCGTGAGGACCAATTCGGAAGTGGTGCAAGAAATGCAGGTGCGCAGATTTTTCTATCCCATTGCGAGGAGGAGAAAGATGTTCATAATTTCGACTCAATGGAAATATCTCTATTCACTCCTGATGAATTAACCAATGCTACAGAATACATCTACATATACATCACCTTTCAGCGTAATCGTGCGCCGAGAGACAGTGGATTACCATCAATCACTAGAAGTGCAGGGATGCCGGGTGGTATTGGTCACAAGTTCGTTAAAAATAGATTTGTGGACCCATATCCGGCGGGTGGAAAGATTATCGTTGGGCGTGGTGGTAATCAACGAATTTACATTCACGCAACACTAGACGATAACAAAGAACATATTGACCCTACTTACGCACAGTCGCTCGATGGTATTACAGTCGAAGCAGAGCGTAAGGCGAAGAAGTTTGGAGATTGGTCTGCATACTTAGGGCAGGTTTTCGATGAGTTCCGGGATAAACATTATCCTGATGAACCAGATAACGCCCTACATTGTATTGAGCCTTTTGCAATTCCAAACTGGTGGCCTAGATTTTATATTATAGACTGGGGTTTCGCTGCAATGACCTACGTAGGGTTCTATGCAGTATCACCAACTAAACGTCTTTATCTATATCGTGAAATGTCTTTCCTTAAAACAAAGATTGAGGAATGGGCACCGATAATTAAAGACAGTGTAACTCACGAGAATCCTAAGATTATTAAAGTATGTAAGTCTGCTGGTCAAGACCGCGGACAGGAACATACAATTCAACAACAGATTGAGACTGCTTTAGGCCGGTCAGTAGAGTTAAGTAATAATACTCCCGGTTCGCGTGTAGCAGGGAAGATGTTATTACATGAATACTTACGATGGAAGGCTAAGCCTGTAATTCCTGATTCTGAAATGCCATCCTATTCCGAAGAACGCGCTCTCTGGTTGATGCGCAATAAAGGAATGGAAGAATATAAATCTTATCTCAGGATGTTTGACCCACCTGAAGAAGAAACTGATATACCGAGATTACAGATATTCTGCTGTAAGGAATGTCTCGAAACTCCAGTTGAAGGTCATCCAGATTGTTGTCCTGAGATGATTCAATCTATTAAGGCTTGCAATTACGATAAGCCTAGAAATAATAAGCCATCAGAAGATGTGGCAGAATTTGAAGGGGATGACCCATATGATGATATTCGCTATGCTTGTGATACAGCAGAACGATACTACGAGGAAGCCTCAGAAGAATTTAAGCGTGTTCAGCGCGAGGCTCTGATTATACAGCAATTGAATAACACTCAGGACTGGACTGCATACTATAGGAATATGAGAACTATCGAAGCAGGAACTGAACACAAAATGGTATCACGTTTTCATAGGAGATAGAATGTTTAACTGGCTGAATGAACTACTTGAAATTCGCTACACTTACAAACGAGCTAAGTTTGAAATGGAGCGCGAGAAAGCAGTTTGTAGGTCTTGTGAAAACTTACAAATTGAATTGGCGAAGGCTCATGAACTTAATCATGAACTTCTCAAGAATATTACTACTAAACCTATTGTAGAACAGAAGATTGATATGTCTGCACTGAAACCAATTACTCCATCTCGTCATCTTCCATTCAATGTGCGTAGGCAAATGATGGAAACTGAAGATAGACGTAGAGCTGCTATTCTGAGAGAACAGGAATTAGAGAATAAGAAGCCTGTTCCAGATGAAACTAAGCTCCCGAATACTGCTTCAACTGAAGTTGATAGTAATCTAACTGCTGAATTAGAGTTAGAATTAGATGTAGCAGCAGATGAACGAACAGCACAATCAGGAGTTAGAAATGCCACTGGACATTAGTCCGTCATCTGATTTCATGAAGAAGTTTAGTAAAGCACTACCCAAGAAAGATTTCAAGGGTGGTAATAAGGGTGGTAACAAGAAGTCTGCCCTTATGGAAATGATGAAGAAGAATAAGAAGAAGTAAATGCCTGACCTTTCACCATCATTTGAGCTATTAAAGAAGTTGGGATTAGTTACTCCCCCACCTTCTGGTAAAGCTCCGACGGCAGACCAACAGAAAGTCATTGATAGCATTGTGCGTCAAGCACAGAGCCATGACCCTGATTGGAAAAAAACTGCTCGTGCAGGATTTGGTGGTTTGATGGGCGCTGCTAGAGGAACTCTTGGACTTGACCCTTCAGATTTTGAAGGTATAGCAGAAAGAATTAGAGAGGGAACTGCTACAACTGAAGATAAAGCAGAATTCTATACTAATGCTGCTGCCCAAATGATAGATACGGGCGCGCCTTTAGTTAAGATGGGTGGTATGAAAGCATTAGAAGCTGGATTACCATTAGCTGCTTGGTTAAAAGGTGCTAAAGGTGAACAGAAAGCTGTAGTTCATGGAGCACCGAGAGCTTTCAAGAATTCTAAAGGTGAATTAACTGGTTTAATTGATTTTGATAAATTATCATCCAATGATTTATTGGGACGTATGTTCCATACTACAAATAAGCATGACCCCGGTGCATTAAGTTATGCTAACTCATATGCATTTGGAGCAAAGAATATGGAAGAATCTCCAAATATTGTTGCACTCGACCCAAAAACTATTAAAAATGTTCTGGATTTACAAGGTCCAGATTATGATACTAATGATTTAGCTCAAGCTGTTCAAATGCTGGACCCCGGTCATAGGGAACAGGCTATTAAGAACTGGCGCTATAATAAGCATATGTCTCCAACGGACCGCCAAGAACAATTGGCGAGTCAATTGAGAGATATTTACACTGGATTAAATGCATCTGAAAGTTCTATGAAGAAAATGGGTGGCACATTTGATGCTGCTCGCGTTCAGGATATGGGACATGAAACATTCCCAATACATCGTGATGCAGAAATAAAGAGTTTATACGGTCAGGCTCCCATGACGGAGGGAACTCCGCTCAAGGTTACGAGACTACCGGACGATTATAAAGGTAATCCTGACGCGCTTCCAGAACTTACGAATCTGCGAAGATTACCTTCACAGGATTTACGTGCTGAACCTGATTATTTTAAGCGTGGTATGACACCACCGACTACTAAATCTGGATTCCAAAATACTACATCAGGTAAAGCTATGCAAGCTAAACTTGATGCTAAGATTCAAGAAAATATTGATAAGATGAGTGGTAAAACACCACTAATGAAAAAATCTTCTGGTGTTAATGATGCTAATTATTATAATGGAAAGAAATTAATGTTAGATGGAACTAATGGAAAATATACAGTATCTATTAATAATACTACGGATATGATGGAACTCCAGAATTACTTGGATTCCGGCAAGATTCCTAGTATCGTTGGTTCTGCTGAACCTCCTGCTAAGGGAATGTTTGGTGCTGGAACTAAAATTACTGATGTTAAACCAAAATCATCATTTGATATTGGTGATACAATTAAATATACAAATGCAGATGGTGAAACTTATACTGCGTCAATTGCTGGTCCGAAAACTAAAGAATTTTTTGAAAGTAAATTTGATAAGGGGACTCATAAATTAACTCATATAAATGATAATCCTATTCCTAAAGAATATACAGGATTAGATTTTCCTGACGAACAGCATTTTGATTATGGTCCTGACTTTGGACATTTAACTGAGAAGGAAGCTAATCAATTCTATTCAGCTGGTGAAATGTCAGCTACTAAATACTATGGGGGATTACAAAAGCCTATTGATAAAAATGCTTTTACTATTAAAGGTCAGAAATATAAAGTTGGTGATAAGCTCTCTGTTAAATGGAACGAGGGAGCAGATGGAAATCCCGGCACTTATACCTATCAACCAATATCTGATGCATTACATGCAAAGAATATTAATGATGATTTAATGCATGGAGCAGGGGGTGAAGTTACCCATGTAAATGGAACGCCTGTCACTAAAGAAGTTAAACCAAAAGGATACGCCAATTGGAAGATTGATTCTCCATTTGGTAAAGGTCTGTCTGTTGAAGATACTTTTAAGAAAGGTAACTATGGAAATGTCTATGGAGAAAATGGTATTGACCAATTCGTAGACGATTTAGAACATGCTGAAACTCAATCAACTACTTTTAAGATTGATAAAGGCTATAAGAATACTGCAACTAAATTAAAGGAAGCGGCTGCTAAACTGGACCCATTACAGAATAAGCCATATGGCGATTCTAAGTTTACTAATAAGGATTATATTGATTCAGCTTTTGAGCCGGGTGATTCTTTTGGAATGACGACTCCTAATGGAGAATATTATAATTATAAATATAATTCTCATGACCAAAAAGCAGATTTAGAGAAACTAATTACATCAGGTCATAACTTTGCTGACTATGTGCCTGAAGGAGAAAAAACTTCCGCATTAGGATGGCAACAGCATCCTACTGAGACTACTAGGAAAGCTGAGAGTGCATATGACCCGGCATATGATGCGGGTAAAACTCCTGCAAATGAACCTATCTATAATTTCAATGGCGAATACTTAACTGAATCAGAAGCTACTAATGCTGTTAAGTCTGGTAAAATAACTGTTAATGATTTTGAAAATAAGTTTGGTCACACTAAACCATTTGATATTCAATCAGAACAAAAACCCTATAAAGCAGCAACACCTGAAGATTATGATTTTACTGGTCATACAATTGATACTCCCTATACAAAGGGAAATGATTTTACAGAATTTGCTAAGAACGCAGGAATCGAACCTAAAGCATTATCAGATATGATTAAAGACTATCCCGAACATTGGGGTGGTTATACTGTTAACAAACCTACAAATCCTACAGGATGGACTCCTGAATTAGAGAAGTTTGCAAATAGTGTTGAATCCAAACCATTAGCATGGGACCATCCTACTGAATTTACTGAACCTAAACCTAGTTTAACTGACCCACCGTGGTATGAAGGTCCGACAGAGCCGGAACCTCCTATGCCGTGGGAAGTTGATACTCAGCATCCTTCTAATGCAGCATATGAGATTCCCAAAGAAGATTCAAGTATGTCTCCTGAGGAATGGGATGCTGCATACAAAGATGCTCAAGAACAAGCAGCAGGACAAGACCCATCTAAGAAATTAGTAGGGTCTGAATTAGTTAAGAGTGGAAAGTCTCCACACATCTACATTCCGAAAGATGTAGAGTTCGTCAAAAATTTAGGTGGTATCCACGATGCACAATTGTGGAACTACGGTGGTGTGCCTCACGTATTCAAGAAAGAAGGATACAGTGGGCCGCTCAATTCGTTGGGCGAAGAATACGGTAGTAAGATTGCTAATATGTTTGGTGGAACTCCTGTTGCTGAGCGGGTTAATATCCCCGGCATGGGAAAGGGCACCTTACAGAAATATATTGAGGGTGCAAGCACTGTCAATAGTCTTTCTGACCTTTCTGGTTTACAGCGTGCTGATTTAGCAACACAGCATCCTGTTGATTGGATGATTGGAAATCACGATACACACATTGGGAACTTTGTTAAGAACCCCGGTGGTATTATGGTTCCTGTTGATAAAGGTCAATCATTCAAGCATTGGCAGAATGAGGTTCTTTCACCAGATTATAATCCAAATGCTAAATTTGGAGTTCATGATTTAGTCTATCCTCAATTACGGGATATGATGACTTCAGGTAAATCTCATGCAGTTGCTCAGGCACATGAGATTAAGGACGAAGGTTCTAAACTTATGGACTATTACAAGGGGTATGCTCAGGAACGTTATCCGGGCGATTATGATATGCAAAACTTATTCACCGATGCTCAACACAAGAAGCTTGTTAATCTACCAGACGACATTGCGGAGTATTGGGATAAATAATGGCAAAACGACAAACGTCTGACGAAATACAGAGACTCCTCAAAACAGTGTTTGAACGCTGTATGCACGAGGATGACTCTGTGCGTCAGCGACAGTTACGACAGTGGCGCAGATTAAAGCTAATGTGGGAAGGTTATTCCCAGATTTGGTATAGTGAAGTTGCGCATGATTGGCGTGTTTGGGATGAACTCAACGCTGATGAGGGAACAGACCAAGCTGCATACGATAAGCCTATTAACGTATTCAAAGCTTATCTGGAATCAATCATTGCGGCACTCTCTGTCACTGTTCCGCCGATTAAGTGCTTTCCGGATGACGCTGATGATACACTGGACTTATCAACTGCTAGAACAGGAGATAAGATTGCTCAATTAGTGTATCGTCATAATGATGCTCCATTAAAATGGCTTCACGCGCTTTTCGTATTCGCTACGGAAGGTTGTGTGGGATTCTATAATTATTCAGATACTGATGAAAAATATGGAACATACAAGAATAAGGAATATTCAGAAAACGAGGAAGAAGAAGAAGTAACAACATGCTCAAGCTGTGGTTATGAGCTTTCTCGTATTCCTGCTACTGGTCAGCCTGAGCCTGCTAATATGGGGGGTCAGCCTAATCCTCAAATGATGCCGCCTGACCAATCAGGTATGCAGAATATGGGTATGCAACAACAGCAGCCTCAATTTAGTAAGAGCGATGCTGAAATGATGCAGAATCAGGAGAAAGATGAATTTAATCCTGATAATGAAGATGCACCATTACAATATTCTTTACTTGAAGGACAGGAACTCTGCCCGTCCTGTATGGCAATGATGGACCCTGAAATTCGACGGGATAAATTCGTTGTCACTCGTTTAGATAAGATTACTGATGAACCTAAGACTCACATTTGCATTGAAGCATATGGTGGTCTGAATATTAAGATTCCTAACTATGCTAAGAAGCAGTGTGATATTCCCTACTTAATTTTAAGTGAGGAAAAGAATTACACTCAAGTAGTTGAGCAATATGAACATCTGCATGGAAATAAAAATCTTCTCAAGAATTTGAAATCTGGTGGAAGTGAGCAAGCTGGAGCATACAATCAGTATGAACAGTGGGCTAGACTCTCACCACAGTATCAGGGTGAATATCCTGTAAATGTTATCACAGTTAATAAGGCATGGCTTCGCCCTTGTTCATTCAACTTCTTAAATGAAGATGATGCAAAGAAGCTGAAAAAGTTATATCCTAATGGCGCGTGTGTAGCTTATGCAAATGATGAATTTTGCGAAGCTTACAATCAGTCATTAGATGACCATTGGACGCTCACTGAGAATCCAATGTCTGATTACTTACATTTCGCTCCATTAGGGCAGTCACTTGTAAGTGTTCAGGAAATTACCAATGATATGATTAGTCTGATTCTTCAGACAATCGAACATGGTATCGGTCAGACATTTGCTGACCCCGGCGTATTAAATTTCAGTGCTTACGAGCAGACTGAAGTTACACCCGGTGGAATCTTTCCGGCTATTCCAAAATCTGGTAAATCACTTAACGACGGATTCATGGAGCTTCGCACTGCTACGTTAAGCAGCGAAGTAATGCCGTTCTATGGTCAAATTCAATCTGCTGGTCAGATGGCTTCTGGTGCGTTACCATCAATCTTTGGTGGTCAATTAGAAGGCTCTGAAACAGCATCTGAATATTCAATGAGTCGCGCACAAGCATTACAGCGGCTTCAGAATACTTGGAAACTCTTTACTATGACTTGGAAGAACGTTTTCATGAAAGTTATTCCAATGTATATTAAAGAAGTTCAATATGATGAACGTGATGTTCAACGAACTGACGATGGAAACTTTATCAATACTTTCATTCACAAAGCCGATTTAGAAGGTAAGATTGGCAAGGTTGAATTAGAAGCTAATGAGAATCTTCCATTAACATGGGGTCAGAAGAAAGACCTTCTCATGCAGCTTATGACTAATCAGAATCCAATGATTCAGCAAATTCTGATGGCTCCTGAAAATCTTTCGATTGTTCATGAGGCATTAGGATTAGTTGATTTCTATGTTCCCGGTGAAGATGATGTAATTAAGTGCTATGAGAATATCAAGATTCTTCTCAAGAGCACACCTATTCCTACTGGCGACCCAATGCTTCCAATGATTGCGTCAGTAGATATTGACCCTGATTTCGACAATCTTCAGATTCTATTTGAAACTGTTCGTAAATGGGTTATTTCTGATGCTGGCAGACAGACAAAAGTTCTGAATGAACCCGGTTATCAGAATGTCTTGTTATATGGTAAGGCTGCAAAAGATGCAATGGAAATGCAAATGATGCAGCAACAGCAACAACAATTAGCGGCTCAGGGTGGAAATGGTGGCGCTCCGCCTAAGAAGCCCAATCCTAGAACAGCAAAAGAAGCACCCATAACGGAGAATAAAGATGTTCAAACGGTTCAGTAATAACTGGCAACCTTTCTACGCTCCCATATCAGATGCCGCTAGTGGTAGTGGTATGTCTAGTGAAATGTCGAAAGATGACATTCTGGATTACCTTAACACTGATGATGACGATAAGGGAGATAAAAAGGGTGCTGATGACGACAAGTCTGATGATTTGGGCAAAGATGAAGATGACGATAAGCCCAAACCAAAAGATAAGGCAAAAGATAAAGATAAGAAGGAGAAGGAATCTAAATCTGACGACGACGATGATGAAAAGTCGGAAGATGATGATGACGACGAGGAAATTGACCTCGACGAATTAGAAGAATCATTAGAAGAACCTACTGAAGAAAAGCTGGAATTAGTAACTCCAGTTTCGCGTGCGCGAATACTCAAGAAATATCCAAACATATTTAAGGACTTCCCTTATCTCGAAAAGGCATACTTTCGTGAGCAACAGTTCACAGAAATATTCTCACATCCTACTGATGCAAAACAGGCTTATGAGAAGGCCCAGACGCTTGACCAGTTTGAGAATGACATTCTCTCTGGTAACACCGAGGTCGTTCTTAGAACTGTTAAAGAAACAACGCCCAAAGCGTTCGCAAAACTTGTAGACAATTATCTTCCTACGCTTGCGAAGGTTGATAATGACGCTCATACTCATGTTGTTGGCAACGTTATCAAGCAGACTATCATGGCGATGGTTCGCAATGGTAAGGGCACTGGTAATGAAGCTTTGACGACGGCAGCACAAATTCTCAATCAATTTGTGTTTGCATCCAATGAGTTTGAACCTCCTTCTACTCTGGCTAGAAATGAAAAGCCGGAAGTAGAAGATGAGGAAAAGACACAACTTCGTGCTAGAAATCAGGCGCTCATCAAGGAACGATTTGAAGAAGCGCGTGGTGAACTCAATACTAGGGTTAATAATTCCATTAAGTCTGTTATCGAACAGAATATTGACCCTAAGGATGCAATGAGTGACTATGTTAAACGTAGCGCCATTCGTAACGCTATGGAAGAAGTAGAATCACTCATTGATAAAGATGTAAGATTCAAAACTATTGTGAATAAGCTTTGGGAAAATGCTTACAAGGCAAATTTCTCAAGGTCTAGTGTTGATTCAATTCGCTCCGCATACATGAGCAAGTCGAAAACACTGTTGGACTCAGTCATTAAAAAGTCCCGTAATGAAGCCTTGCGCGGTATCGGTAAGCGAGTAAGAGAAGATAAGGACGATGACACTAAAGCCCGTGATAACAAGGGCCAACGACGTTCTAAATCTGACGACGATGAGAGGCCACGCTCCAGCAAGTCTAGTGGCAATTCTAAGGAAATTCCGAAAGGAATGTCCTCACTTGAATTCCTGATGCAGGGTGACGACTAATCATGGCAGTTGTTGAATCTAACGTTTCAGCACTGGAACTTGAGAAGGTCATTCCCAAAATTCGCACGCTGTTTGAGCGCGACGATAAGTTCTTCGCGCATATCAAGAAGCGCGACGTTGAGCAGATTTCTCAGCGTCTTATGCGAGTTCCACTGGAAATCCGCCCCGGCGGAAGTTTCCAATACTTTGACCCCAACGGCGGAGACTTGGGTCGAGGTGGTGGTCCTACTTGGGATAAGGCTGTTCTCAATTCTGTGTTCATGTCGGAGAACATTGAGTATACGAAGCTTACTCAGTGGTCTACGAACACTGACCGTAAGGCCATTACCAATGCGGTAAAGAAACTTACTGCAACGGCATTGGACGAAATCCGCCGCCAGATTGATTCCCAGTTAATGCAGGATGGGACTGGCGTTGTAGGTGTTATTGACACGCCGACGACTTCCGGTGGTGTCGATACATATGTTCTGGATAGCGATTTTGGCGCTCGTCTTGTGCGCTATGGTCAGACTATTCAGGTGTTTGACGCTACTCTTGCAACAAACAAGGGTAAGGGTCAGATTACATTCTGGGACGTTGAGAATAGCACTATCGAAGTTGAACCTGCAATCGCTGGTGTTGTCACCACCGATGTGTTGGTTGTCGATGGTATTACTTCTCCTGCAAGCGTTCCTGCACTTTACGGTGTGCCTTATCAGCACTCCAATTCTGCGGTGGGAACGTGGCTCGGCTTTAGTCGTGCCTCGACTCCTGAAATCCGCAGCAATCGTGTCAATGCTGGTGGCTCAGGTCTGAGTCTGCCGCTCCCACGTCTTGCCGTTAACAAGATTGGGAACCGTGTTGGTATTGACAATACTTTTAAGCCGAAAGTCTGGTTGCATCCCTGCCAGAAGCAGGCTTATGAAGATATCGGTCAGGCTGTTGTAATGATTCAGCAGCCTAACAAGAATAGTTCTGAGGGCGACCTCAATATGTATTTTGATAGGATGCAGTTTGCAGGTGCGCCTGACATGCCATCCTTCAACTGGAAGAAGTCTCGTATGGACTTCGTTTCGGATGAAGTGTGGGGTCGTGGTGAAATTCTGCCAATTGGATTCTACCAAACTGATGGCCGTCGCATCTTTGAAATCCGCTCGTCAAGTGGTGGTGTCGCTACTTCGGACATCTTCTACATGGTGTGCGGTATGCAGTTCTTCGTGAACAATCCTGCCGCAACGGCCTACATTGACAACCTCGCTATTCCGGCAGGTTACAACTAAAAATGTCTAACGGGACTTCAGAACTTAACCGTTATAACATTGCAGAACCGCAGTCTGAGCAGAACAATGCTCCGAATACGATTGCGTCTGCTGCTACTATTGCACCTGTGCATAAGTTCACTCTTATCACTGGAACTACGCAGATTGCAAACATTACCCCACCGATGCCGGGGTTCCATGTTTTGTATCTGTTGTTCACAAATGGTTCGCCGGGAACATTGCTGACCAGTGGAAATATTCTGACGGCAGTCGTGCCTACTCAGAATGTTCCCTGCATCATGTTCTACGACCCGAATCAGCAGAAATACTACGGTTGCGCGAATAACGTGACGTAATGAGCCAAGCAACTATCACCGCCAAAACTGGCCCCGGTATTCAGGCAACTGCTGCCGTGATTCCGAATGTGACTGGAATTAACTTTGATTTGAACGCTGGTGTGCTGTTTATCAGCATTGATGGGACACCTAGTCCTCAGCAGTTTGAATTAACTGGTAGCAATACTATTACACTGACTGCTTCAGGTGGGGTTTATACTCTCTCTGTAAGCTAATACACACTATCTCACGCGTCCTCTACATCCAAGATAGAGGCACTAGAAATGTGAGAAGGGGGCCGCGCATCCTAAAAACGCGGAAATATAAGGAGAAATAATGGACCCGATAAAAGACGATTTACTAGCTGAACGTATCAACAAGCAACTCATTGACTTTTTTGGAATTGACACAGATAGCACTAATGCTATTTGGCGTATTGTGTGGTCAGACGAACAATTTGAATGGCGGAAGGGTGTATATGATGATATTACACCTGCCGGAATATACTTAAGGACAGTCGAAGAAGTTAGGCATGTTCCTAAGTATCGCCAGTGGATTCATCAGAAATATGTTTTAGAACGTTTGGTCGCAGTTCCTGAAATGAATCGCGAGGAACTCCCAGCATCTAAAACTTCATACGAGCCTATCTGGGTCTTTGCAGATAAGTATGACAATTTTCTGCCTCCTCGTATCGATGCTTGTCAGTTTATTATTAATACTATCTATGCTGCTCAATATGGAACAAAAAATCTCAAGAAATTCATCGACCCTGAAGATACTACTGAAAAATATTTGGACAATAAGAAGAAAGAAACGGACAGATTAGTGGAAGAACTTTTCGGAGACCAATCCACACTGGGTGGGGAAACAGTGGGAGAAGGCGGCAGTGCTATCATTGTTCCCTCTAGTTACAACAAAGGAGTTAACTAATGGCAGTCGGTAATTTTCCGGGACTTGGTGGATTAGGAAAGAAGCGCACACTTCGCGCTCCAGTTAATCCACTTGATAAGTCCACTGTTATTTCCATTTATCCCAAAAGGATTGTGGAACATAAAGTTACGATTCAGCCGGGAATCTTTGTCATTGAACCCGGCACTGTTGAACATCCTTCATTTCTTGTAGTTGGCCCTTCCTCATGGTGGAGAGAAGTAGATGAGGACCAGCCATTACTTGAAATTCCAAATTCGTCTGTTCAAATTGCTGATGCACTGGTCAAGGATTATTGTAATGGTATGCTGGCTTATGACACTACGAGTCGTAATCCGGGACTGTTCTTTATTCCCGGTGTAATTAATGCTGATTCTTTGGTGAAAGACCATAAGGCAGCATTTGCTAACGCTATTCAGAAGCAGAAGAATTGGTTTGCTGCTCTCGTTAAACTGGCTGATACTTTCTGGGCTAGGTCTAACGGCAATCCTATTACTATTTCCGATGAAATGCGCATGGCTGCTGGCGCGCTCGGATTTAAGGAAAAGGATTGGATGAAGGACTTCACTATGATGGAGAACATCAAGTGTATGGCCTGTGGTCAGCCTCGTAATCCTGCTTATCCTGTCTGTCCGCATTGTCATGCAATTGTGGATAGAAAGAAGGCAGAAGAACTCGGTATCGTTTTCGCTGAAACACCTAAAAAGCAGCAGTAGGGATTAGGATAAGATGCCTGCATTACTTGCAACGACCGTCATGGACAATGCTGCGGCATTGTTAAATGACCAATCTCAACAGCAATACACGTATCTTATCCAAATTCCGTATCTTAACATGGCACTTAGTGAGCTTAAGGAATATTTTGAGCTTAATAATGTGCCAGTGACAGATACCTTCACTGCTGATGCTATTGATGTTCCGTCTGGAACTAGAAGTGTAGGATTTGGTTCTGCTGTATTGGGAACTGACTTACCTGCTGATTTCATTGAACCCAAAATTGTATGGGAACGTCAAGAAGGTGTAGACCCTTACATCCCAATGACGAGAGTAGATGCGCTACCGAGATGGCAGGAAGGCGTCGAACTTAACCAATTCATCTGGTTCACTTGGCAATCTCAAGAAATTAGATTTCTACCTGCTAACCAGAATAATCAACTCAAGATGGACTATATACGTGACTTATTTGCTACTGTTACTCCTGCTAATTATACAACTTTTGATGTGGCTGTCATTAATGCCCAATCATTCCTTCAATATAGAACTGCTGGACTAGCGGCACGTTTTGTTGGTGAGAATCCAACTCGTGCAGGTGAATTAGATAATGACGCCGGTTTATCAATGGACCGTGCATTAGGAATTGGAACTAAGGGTAGACAGGCTATTCTGTTACGCCGTCGCCCATTTCGTTCCGCATATAAAAATCGCTCCTACACATAACGTGTTGGAAGTCCCTCAATTGAGGTGGATGAATGGCTGCTGTAATCGAAGCGTTCCAGAAAGTCAATCCGTGGTATTGGCTCCGCAAGCTCAGTGACGATAATATCGGAATCTTCCCATTCGCGGGAGTTCCGACTAGTGGCACTTCCGGAACAGGTGTGAATGTTCTGGGTAAGGGTGCTATGATTGTCAACACCCTCACAGGACTTTACTATGTCAACACTGGAACTAAGGCAAGTCCCACATGGACTGGTCTGGGTGGTGCTGTTGGAACTACATTAGCTGATGGAACTATTCTCGTAGGTAATGCTGGTAATGTCGCCACTGGTGTAACGCCATCTGGTGATGTTACTATGACTAATGCTGGTGTTTTCACTGTTAGTCAGCCAGCAACGGCTGGTGTGAAAGTATCAGGTCAGATTACTGCTGCAAATATTATCGGAACTTCTGCTGGTCAGTTTGGACACGCTAATGGAGTCGTGTTGCAGGCTGCTCCCGGCGCTAACATTGCACTGCAACCAATTGCATTGGGGTTATATTATGACTTTGCTACCGCGGCTTATACTGCTGGCGGCAATATTACTCTTAATTGGGGCGCTGGTGGAGCAGCCGTTACTGGACTTGTGTCAGCGGCTAACAGTGTTGGCGCAGCAGTGGATAAGGCTGTAATGTTCTTCCCACTCTCTACTGCTGGCGTTCCTATTGTCAGCAATGCTAGTCTGAATCTCGTAAGTTCTGCTGCATTTACTAATCCCGGCACTGCTGCTGGTGTGATTAACTGGGAACTCTGGTATCGCACTATGGCAGTTGGTTTCTAAATAGATAAGGGACTGCGATATTATGGCTTTACGTGACCACGACGCTATTACGATAGATAAATTCAATGGACTATGGGCGCGAGGCGATTACGACAACACGCCTTTAGACCATTTTATCGATTGTGAGAACTTAAAGTTCGTGGGAACATCCAGTGTGGCATCGCGTGATGGCATAGGAATTAGCCAAGATGTTGCAGTCCCTCTCTCTGATATTAAACGCATATACAACTATCCTACTAATACTGGTAATACTCTTATTGTATTGGTCACTAATTCGCTTGGAGTCGGCGAAATTTATCATGTGGTTAATTCTACTACTTTGTTTGGTCCTTTACTTTCGATTACCGGAATGACAGATTTTGCGTTCATTCCATACGCCGGTCGAGCATACATTAGCCCATTTTCTACATTTACCGTGGGCAACTTGAATGTGGAAAAGGGGTTAGATAATGAATTCCTTTATGTTTACGCAGGTGATGGGACAGCCGCTCGCAAGGCTGCTGGCGTTGGCATGTCTGGGACTCCTACTGTTGCAAATGGCGCAGCAGGCCATACAGACGCGGGGTTCCATATCTTTGGTTTCGTTAGCGAAACAGTTTCTGGATACCTGTCTCCGCCTACTGCAACTGTTACTTTTACTACTAGTCCTACCAGTAGTGTTAGTTTTGGTAGTATTCCTACAAGTGGCGACCCCAACGTTACGAAAAGACATTTAGTTGCTACAAAAGTTATTACTAGTTACAATGGCGACCCACTTGGGTATGACTTCTTTTTCGTTCCTGACGGCACGATTAATAATAACACTGATACCTTTCTTAATAATATTTCTTTCTTTGACCAGGATTTACTTGATGATGCGTCTCACTTACTCGATAACTTCAGCGAAATCGCTGCTGGCGCTGTTCTTACTCTATACCGTAATCGCCTCTGTCTTTTTACTACTTTTGATGAAATATCTGTCGGATATATAAGTCAAGCAGGTGAGCCAGAAGCTATCAGTCAGATAACAGGATTGATAGTAGTTCCCCCTGATGGTAATCCAATTACGAACGCTGAGAATTTACGTGACGTTCTATACGTCATGAAACGTAGTAAGACTGGTTCATTTACTGACACTGGAGATGAGCCGTCTACTTGGCCTTTCATTGTTGTTGATAGCGCACTCGGCACTGGTGTGCATGGTATAGCGACTGTTATTGACAGTGGGTCTGCATCTGTTGACTATCTGCTCGTTTGCACTTTTGCCGGGATAATGATGTTCAATGGTCGTTATCTAACTCCCGAATTAAGTTGGAAAATTGAGCAGTATTGGCGCGATTTGGACCGAGATGAATGGCGTAAGATTCAGATAGTTAACGCTCCAATTCAGAAAGAGATTTACGTTGTTCTACCTACGCGAAAGTTGCTTTGTGGTAACTATAGCAATGGTATGGACCCTAAAAAGATTAGATGGAGTCCGTGGTCATATCCAATGGGTGTGAACACAATTGCCATCTATAACATCGACGAAATCATTCTTGGAGCGGACATAGTATAATGCCTACTACAGTTCTCACTTCATTAGATGCCCTAACAGGGCCAACTTCTGCCAATCTTAGCATGACAAATGCTTCTGATTCTGCACCTAATACTATGGGTTGTAATATAGCTGGTAGTAATGGTCAGTCCGGAAGTATGATTTCCAGTCAATCAAAAACTGGTTCATATGATGCCTTAGTTATAGCATCTATGACTGTCGATTTTGATGGTGCATTAATTGCTATTCCCGCTAATGCTCAAATCTATCGAGTAAATATTGTTGCTTCATGTGACTATTCTCAAGATGCTATTGCTGTATGGGGTAGAACTGGTGGTGTTGCATCTGGAACTGCTTCAGGTGGTGTTACTGCTGCTTTAAGTGGAAGTGGTATATTTAATCCTACAACTACACCCACTATTGTTAATGATGGATTTACTGATTCCAGTGGTGGAAGTGTTAATCATTCCTTTAGTCTGGGTGGTTCTGATAGTGATAGTTCAGTAAATTTAGAGCGAGACTTTGTATTTGAACCTCCGGGAACGAATATTCAGGCTCCATCAGGCTATATTACTAGAAGTCAATTAGTAGCTCAATTTACTAATATGTCAATTACTATGGGTATTAGTGCTTCTGGTAATGTTACAACAGGCGTAGGTGCTGGAACTTACCAAGTAGACTCTAACGGAACTCTTGTAATTAGTTCATGGGTAATGCGTGTATTCTGGAATCCCGGATTCACGGTTACAGATATTCTTCCCGACCCTGCTCCTTCTACTCCTACTACTATAACTATTGAAGGAACTGATTTAGATGGATTAGATGACTTAACTTTAGTAGTTGATGGAACTACATTCCCAATTACTCCCATTATTCAAAATACTACCCAAATCGTATTTGTTGTAGAAACTGGAGTTCATGTAGGCACAGCTACTATCTTCTCAGGTAGTGTTGAATTAGGCACACTTACTATCTATTTAGCCTCTGGTTCTGGCATCTATAGGATTGTCAAGAATAAGCGAAATGACACTCAATATGATAGGTCTACTCCAAGTGCAACAATAGATGTAGCAATTCCTGAACCATTTGGAGAAACGGGGTTCATAGGTGGCTAACAATTTTAATGGTGAGATTATACATTTCGCGGCTGCGCGCTTCAGAGTTACAGGTTCTGGAAACCTTGACTTAGAGATGCTCAGTCTAGATGATATAAATACTCAAACACTGACTCCTGTAGTTATGGCGGCGACTACAAACAGAGAACCAACAATTCTCGCAAATTTCAAAGACCAGCGTGGTAGATTGCGCTTTAGTGTAAATGCAATTGATGAGTATTTTTCACTCTCAAAGATTGTGATTTTCATTAGACCCTATCAAACTGGATATCCACAGTGAGTTTAATCGATGCTTCGCGCCTGAAATACCAGTTACAGAATACTGGACTTCAGAACAAGGACAACCCTCTTTGGCAGTTGCTATACCAGATGTTGGGTGTTCTGGAAGCATTGAACAAAGAAGTCGGTGGTCTTGTAATTGATAATACTAGCGGTGGTGGAAACACAGTAATCAATCTTCTAGGATTTGCTACACTAGGAGATGATGGTGGTGGTGGAAGTAGTGAATCAGGTCCACCCGGTCCTGCTGGTGCTGCTGGTGCAAATGGAACTGATGGTGCCAATGGTATGGTGCCATACTTTATTGCTACTACTGAAACATTCACTATTCCCCTTTTTAAGCAAGCCTTATTTTCTATGAATATAGATAATGAAGGTATTCTGGACATTGAAGGTTTTCTCATTGAGGTAGACTGATGCCCGGTGGTTTAACACTTTTAGAATCGTTAAATGCTGATATACCTACTCCCGCTGCCGGGAAGGTAACTATCTATTTCTCAATTGATATAAGTGCGCCAGCATATAAAGATGATGTTGGTGTAGTTCATACATTAGTTGGTCCGGCTGGTAGCACAGGCGCGGCAGGTGCTCAGGGTCCAGCAGGGTTAGCACAAGATGGTGAAGATGGCGACCCCTTCTTAGTAGTCGGTCCTACTGGCCCACCCGGTAATACTGGAGCGACTGGTGTTGCTGGCCCGGTGGGACCAATGGCAGTTCCAGATGATTTCTGGACTGATGATGTTGTTCCTGTAATACAGTCTAGAGATTTAATTAGAACTAGGACTATCACTGTTGTATTCGATGGTGGGGGTTCTGTTCTCACTGTAGGTGCTAAAACATACTTACAGATTCCCGTTCCAGTTACCGCTCTTAGTTGGACTGTTCTAGCTTTGGATGGTAATACTGGTGCTGTAGAAATTGACGTATGGTCAGATACATACGCGAATTTTCCTCCAACTGTTGCCGATACAATTGTTTCTGCTGCACCTCCTAAGATTACTGCTACAAATTCAAGCGGAACATCAGCAATTACAGCATGGTTAACAACTACCATTCCTGCTGGAAATGTGCTTGGATTTAACATTAACTCTGTAACAACGCTTACAAAGGTTGCTTTAGAAATTGTTGTGCAGGTGAACCAGTAATGGCAATTTCTGCTGCATCCGTATTCGAAGTAAGAAGTGCTGGTGCTGACACTAATGGCGGTGGTTTTGTCACCGGTATTGCTGGAACTGATTATTCACAGCAAAATGCAAAAAATACAGGATTAGCTAATGATAATTCTACTACTGACGTTGTAGCTACTGGTTCAACTACTATTACATCAGCTGGTGCTGCATTTAGCACATTAATTATTGGTAATATCATTTATTTGCAAGGTGGAACTGGAAGTCTAGCTGCTGGTTGGTATCAGGTAGTTACACGAACTAGTGCTACTCAGGTAGTATTAGATAGGTCTGTTGCTGCTGGAAATACCATCACAATGAATATTGGTGGTGCATTAGCATCTCCCGGTATGGCTGGTGGTGCGGCAGGTGGCGTATCTGGTGTTACTATTTATATCAAGACTGGAACCTATGTTATGACTGTTTCTACTGCCAATGTATCTAATGGAGCCATGAGTGGTGGTTTCCAAGTTCTCGGATACAATACCTCGCGCACTGACTTCACATCTCCTCCTACTTTACAATGGTCAGTAGGCAGTGTTACAATTTTTGCTATAACTCTTACTGCTGCCGGATTCGTTCAAAATATAATTGTAGATGGAAATAGTCAAACTACTGCTAGAGGAATTAGTATTTCTGGAACTGGTATTAATCGTTGTTATGCGTGTGAAGTTAAAAATTGCGTAACAACTGCATTTTCAGGTGGAACTAATGGTGGTGCTTTCATCGCTTGTTGGTCACACAATAATACTAATGCAGGATTTACAGCTATTGGTCAATGTGGCGTAGTTGCTTGTGTATCAAATAATAATGGCACTGATGGATTTACTTGTGCCGCAAATACTGTTGCAACTGAATGTATTGCTTATAGTAATGGTCAGGATGGATTTAATTGTTCTGGCACGACTACTTTAAGTAATTGCACTTCATATGGTAATACTAGGGATGGATTCCGAATGGGACAAGTCGGAATGACCTATATTAATTGTATTGCTGAATCTAATACAGGTGTTGGATTTAATGCATCTGGTAATAATAACCTTATTCTCATGTATAACTGCGCTGGATTTAGTGCTGGAACTAACGTTACTATTGGAACTGGTAAACAGGTTCAAAATATTGGATTTATTACTGGAACAGCTAGCTTTTTCGTTAATGCTGCTTCCGGAAATTTCGCTCTAAATAACACTGCTAGTGCTGGTGCAGCCTTAAGAGGATTAGGATTTCCCGGCACATTCCTCACTGGACTAACAGTTGGATTTTTGGATGTTGGTGCTGTTCAACATCAAGATACAGGTGGCGGTGGTGGGGCAACATCAGCAGCTTATTTTGGATAGGAGAGGAAATGGCAGCTAATAAGGTATTTCGATTTGGTCCGGTCGCGCTCACGAATACTCTCACTACTAATATCCTGAATCCTACTACTGGTGCAGGTGGTGTGAACTCAGGTTCATCTGGTGCATACATTGTTCTTAAGCACATTAGAATCGTTAATAAGACTGCGGGTGCTGTTACTTGTTCCTTCTGGCTTGGTGCTACTGGTGCTAATACGGCAGGCACCGAAGTCATTGGAATTGGTCTTAGCGTTCCTGCTAACTCTTACGTTGACTGGTATGGACTTATGCGACTTGATGTTGCTGACTTCTTGGTTGGCGGTGCTTCTGCTAATACTTCACTGTCTATTCAGGGTGAAGGCGAAATCGGCGTAGCAGGTTAATATGCCGGGAGTTCAATCAGTAACTGGTAGTTCTAGACCGTGGGCAACTAGTTCTACATTGCCCAATACGGTAACTACTGGAAGTAGCGCATTAGCTAACCAGTATAAGACTTATGATGCTGCCGTGGGCACACAAGCTCAGGACTACGATAGCATCATGGGTAAGTATAATGAATACTATAATAAACTGGCTAATCAGCCACAACCGGGATATTCACAGTCACCTGATTCTGCTGCTTCACTCGCTATGCAGAAGGATTTGGGAACTACTGGTGGATATTCAGACCAGAATATTCAGGACTTACGCGCTCGTGGTATTAGTCCAATTCGCTCTATCTATGCGTCTGCAAATCGAGATGTAGATAGACAGCGTTCATTACAGGGTGGATTTAGCCCTAACTATTCAGCTGTAAAAGCTAAAATGGCGCGTGATATGAGCAGCCAAATTAGTGACCAGATGAGCAATGTTAATGCTGGAATTGCTCAGAATGTCGCTAGTAATAAGATGCAGGGAGCTAGTATGTATGGCTCTAATGCACAAGCTGAAAATGAGCTTCGCAATAGATATACTTTCCAAGGACAACAGTTACAGGGTGATGCTCTGCGTGGCATGACTTCACTCTATGGAACTACTCCTGCTTTAGTTAATACATTTGGTAATCAGGCAATGCAATCTGCTGGATTACAGAATGATATTAATCAAGGTAATCAGCGAAATCAACTTGGGTTAATCAGTTCTTCATTGAGTGCATTACAATAATGGGATTCGTTGACTCTCTCCGAATGAATAACATAATGGCTCCCTCTGGTGGTGCTGGAGTTATGGGTCCGCCTGACTTCAGTGGTGGTAGTGGGGGTGGTAATTTGAATGATATTATGGGCACGATTATGCATTTGCGTAATCAGTCCAAGAATCAAGATATGAATAGAGCCAAAGATATGGCAATGTTCCAGAATGATATGTCTCGTCGTAATCAGATGCTTGACCAGAAAGAACAGGATAGGCGTGTTCAAACTTCTGGTTCTACTACTGGTTATATGAATACGGCTGTTCGTTGGCCGGATGAAGAAGGTAAAGATGCTCGTCGTATGACTGATTATCAGGCTGCCTTGATTGGTCAGAGTAAAGATAAAAATGCTATTACTGCACAGAACTATGCTATGAGAGACCAGAATCAGGATGCAGATAGGAGTATTCGCCAGCAACGTGCTGATGTGTATTCTAATGTGCATGATTTAACTGATGCTGAAAGATTGGATTTAACTAATCGTGCGCGAGCCGGTGACATTCAAGCGCGTGGTTTACTTGCATTAGACCTTGAAAAACAACGTCAGTCTGGACGTGAAACTATTCAGGATATGCGAAATACCTCTGCTTCTGATTTACAGTCTACACAAGGTAATCAGAGACTTGCTCAGATTGCTGCTCAGGTAGCTGGTAATAAGGAAGTGGCTGGAATTAACCATGCACCACAAGCTCCTAATGCTACACAACAAAGGACTGACTATTGGAATAAGGCTCAGGGTGTAGCGAATGACCCTGCGTTAGGCCAATTCATTACGGTTGGACCTAATGGTCAGTTTACTATTCAACCACCTGCTGATGGTTTCTTTGGTGCGTCTGGACCAAATCCTGACCAACAGAGACAGATTAATGAACGTATTTATGGTAGTCCTACTGGTCTGCCATCTACTACGACTACACCTCCACCGGGATATCAGCCGCCACCATTAGCGGGAGTTCCGGGAAGTAAGTATTCTGGTAAGGTAACAGTTACGAAGTAACATGCCACCATTCTTACGTCCTAAAATACTGGACAAGATGGACCCAGAACCTCAGGGTATGGTTAAAAATCCTGATATTATGGACCAACTATTACAACCTATGATTAATGCTCCTGCTCACTATGGAAAGGTGTTAGCTGATAAGATTGACCAACCATCAGTAAATAGAAGTCCATTTCAAGCTAAGTTAATGGGCTTACTTGCAGGTATGACAGAGGGTGCAGGTAATGTAGCATCTGAAATGACTTCTCCTGCTAATCTTGCTATGCTTTCAACAGGGTCACGGATTCCCGGTTTAGTAGCTATGGCAGGGGGTGTGGATAAAATGCGTAAATCTAATAAGCCATTAGGTCTTGCACAAATTGCAGCTGGAATGGCTAGTGGATTGAGATAATGCCTCAGAAGAAGTTTCAATTTAACTTAAAGGGCGGGGGAACTCTCGATTTCGAGGGAGATAATCCCCCTACGGATGAACAGGTAGAAGCTGCTGCAAAAGAGAATAAGGTAGAACTTATGCCTGCTGATGCAGCACCTCCTACTGATACTAAAGCTGCGCCACCTCCACCGGCGGCTCCTGTAGCACCACCGCCTAAACCCCCTGTTGATACTAGGGGAACTTTACGTAAAGTATGGGATGCTGCTAATAAACCATTGACTACATTACCGTCAGAAGTGGCTGGTAAAGTAGCAGATTCTATTGATTCCCCATCTCTTGATAGAAGTCCTTTTGCTGCACAAGTAGAGGGATTTGCTGGTGGTGTTACTCAAGGTATTGGTGACTTAATGAGTGGTTTTACTTCGCCCATTAATCTCGCTGGTATGTTGGCGAGTGGTGGGTCTAGTATGGCTGCGAAGGCTGGACTACCTACTATTGCTAAAGGCTTAACTGCTGCTGGCAATTTAGCTAATGCTGCACAGATACCATCTGGTGCAATGAAAGTAATTAACCCCAATTCAACATGGGGTGAAAGAGGACAGGGCTTAGTCGAAATAGCTATGGGTGCAAGTGGTTTGAGCGATGCACCTAAAGTTCCTGAAAGAATAGACCCTAATATTGAATTTGGTGTAAAACCACCTAATGCTAAACCTACTGGTATGGGTGCTGCTATACCACCTGTATCTCCTGAAGTTGCAGGTGCTACTAGAGTGGGTAAAAGTTCCACTACAGCAGCTAATACTATTAATGCAGAAAATGCAGCTAAAACGGCTGCACAAGCTGCTAAAGATGCTAACTTCGTGGACCCCCATGCTAAGTATCGTGCTGCTCCTATGGGGACTGAATTCACACTAAAGCCCGGTGAAATCAATCGTAAGAAGATGGATGATTTTATCGCGCTTGGTTACAACTATAAGGATATGGATGCGCGTGGAAATATCATTATTGAAAAGGTGAAAGAATCACCTGCTGTTAAGGAATATACTGCACCTGAATATAAAACTAACAAGTTAATGGAAGCTCTCAATGCTCCACGCACTCTGATGGCATCTATGGACTTTAGTGCTCCATTACGTCAGGGTGTGGGACTAATTCACAAAAAGGAATTCTGGTCATCACTAGATGATATGTTCAAAGCATGGGGTTCTGAGGGAGCCTACAATGCTATTATGGAAGATATTACCAAAGAACCAATGTTCAAGAAGAATATTGATGCTAAGGGTAATATCAAGCCATCGATGGCGGAAGAAGCTGGATTGAAATTTACTGACTTGAATAGTATGTCTGCACGAGAAGAAGCTTTCAAATCATCGTGGGCTGAGAAGGTTCCCGGTGTGCGTAGGTCTAACCGTGCATATACTGCTTTCCTGAACAAGTTGAGAGCTGACACATTTAAGTCATTAATCGAGGATTCGAAAGTAATTGGTCAGGATGGTAAGGTAAACAAACCACTAGCCAATGCTTTCGCGGAATTCGTCAACACATCTACTGGCCGTGGTTCATTAGGTAAACTTGAACCTGCGTCTAACATTCTAGCTACTGCTCTGTTCTCACCACGTCTGATAGCTTCACGTATTCAGATGTTGAATCCCCAATACTATTGGGCATTACCTGCTCCTGCTAGAAAAGAGGCATTAAAGTCTCTCTTTGCTATTGCAGGATTAGGAGCTACTGTTACTACACTTGGTAAGATGGCAGGTGGTAAAGTAGAGACTGACCCATCTAGTTCTGACTTTGGTAAGATACAATTAGGACAGACTAGACTTGACCCTTATGCTGGTTTCCAACAGTATATTGTAGCTGCTGAACGTCTAATGCCTGCCCTCGACAAGCTGGGTATTAAGTTTGGTGGCAGATTCAAATCAACTAATACACAGCGTAAATACAGCTTATCTAATCCGGGTTATGGGCAATCTGAACCTGCCGATGTTGCGGAAAGATTTGCTGTAGGTAAGGCTAATCCTGTATTGGGTTTCGCGTGGCAGTTAATGATGCGGAATCAGCGGGAACTATCTGGTGAGAAGATGAACTTTAAGACAATGAATCCAATGGAGAATTCTCTCGCTCAGAGATTCATTCCATTGCTAATGCAAGATATGTATGACCTAATAAACGAAGAAGGACTACAACCCAAAGACGCGGTTATAGCCCCTCTCGCTACACTTGGTATGGGTGTTCAGGAATACAAGAAACAGAGGCCACACTAACTACTTGTATTTCACTTCCCCATTAGGAAATGACTCTATGGCTTGTTTCGCCGTCGCTTGTCCTTCTCTCATGCGACGTTCACGACGCGATGCAATCCATAGAGTCATAATTACACAGAGGTCAGTTTCAGTATCCTGAATACTTTCATTGTTAGGATACTTACCATTATTCTCAAGATTCGCCAGCCGGAATAGCTTTTCGCCAATCCTACCTACAAATCCTGCATCTTTAGAGTTATCGAATAGCTGACTCATTTGTCCAGCAAATTCGTAGTTTCCGTAGGGATTCTCGCTACTGGCATAATCGTAACTCTTGCGACTATGCAGTTTTCCCATCTCCTCAAGAATAGCATAGAACACTGGTGAACCATTCCGAACTGGAGTAGTGCGTGGCATTAATTCAGAGTGAGTCATTTCAAGAGTTACTGCAAATCCCTTACTACAATTAAAACAAACAATTCTTTCCCCTGCTGAAATATGATGGGGAAAACTATTTGGATAATTGCAATGTGGACAGTTGTAGTTATGCTCTTGGGGCTTTGCACCGCCAATCGGCACATCTCTCATTCCAGCCGTGGTTGGTGAGTCCGCACCTTCCACAAGTCCACGATATGGCCGTGAGGAATCTCTCGAAGTGTCTCTTTCGCTCATCAGATATTACCTCTTTTTCAATAGGTTCTGGTTCATCTTCATATTCAGGTGGTGGAAGTAACATTAGTCCATCGCTATTTGATAGAAATTCATTTTGTGAATCTCTTGGTGCATAGTCTCTATAGTTGATTTAGGTATGTCATGGAATCCAGAAACCTGTTCTAGAAATTCCTCTTTAGTTGCAATCCTAATTACCACAAATGAAACTCTATGGTCTTTTCCATATTGGTCAGACAATGGATGATACCAATCATCATTCCCATAAATCTTACCTACTTCTAAAATGAACTCGGTTTGTATAATCATAGTAAGTGCCGGGTATCGGGGTCGAACCGATATGCATTACTGCGACGGATTTTAAGTCCGTTGTGTCTGCCAATTTCACCAACCCGGCATCCTTCCTATCTTTCTACTAGTGTTATAGTAAGTGGAGTGTCATCTCCATAATAGGTAGGAGTTAATTTCCAAACAGTTCCATAACCATCGATGAAATAGTATTTCCCAAACGTACTATACATCAATGGACCAACTCTGATTCCAATGAGATATTTGAACGTGAAGTTAAACCACGCCCTACGAAATTTACGAGTCAGTGAGAATGATTTTCGCTTCAATTTGAGTCTCCGGTTCAAGTGATAACTCTTTCATACGTTTCTCCTTTTCTACAATATCAGGAGGACGCATATCCATTCCTTGTTCTATTGCTTCCTGTCTTTCAGAAGTTGACATTGGGCGAAGTCCTTTTAACATCCCCATAAATAGTGCATCCCCAACACTAAGGTCGCTGTTAGGAATATGGACTTTAGCTGTTGGCTGTATGGCACTAGTCTTTTTCCTACTTCGTCTTTTCAACGATTCTAGTGAGCCGTGATTAGTTCTGGACGCCCAACCCATAATTACCTCGCAGTGTTAGGATGGTCGAGTCTCTGAACGTTGGAAGCGCGTGCGCCTTTGGGAGTGTCCTTTCCTTCAAATTCTACAGTGATAGGCTGAGTCTCGTAATCAGCCACAAGGTCATCCCAAAAACCAAGAAAATCTTCCTTGTGAAAGAAGTATTCCACACCTTTGGAATCCCGAATAAAACCAAAGTTCTTGGAAACTATTACATTCTTAATTGTCCCGGTCATCAGTATCCTTCTTCCCGCGTCCACCACGCGAAACTACGCCGCCTTTACGTCCTGCCGCTGCTGCTTCCTCACTAGTCCATCTATGTGCAGTTCCCTGTGCGTGTGCAGCTTTACCACCTTTGGAAGCTATCTCACGCAATGTATCAGGATTCATAGATGCGAAACCTTGTTTGCCTTTCATTGTTTATGGCCCTTTCCAGCCATGAACTTCTTAAGTTCTTTAACCTGTTCGTCAGGCATACGGTAAATGATTTGATTCCCTATGGATTCAGTTTTAATCATTCCTGATGCATCGAAAGTCTGCATCATATCATCGAACTCTTGACTGTGTTGGTAATGCATCCACATCTTCTTCATCAACACTGTTCGTGATACGTTGTGTTCCTCTCGATTCAACAGTTCCATAATGACCATAGATTTCAGGAGCGCAGCACTACTCATACCGTGCTTACCGAGAGTAGTCTTACGCGCATTACCTAATAGTCTTTCACATTCACCAATAGCTTCGCGCATCGCGGATTCGGATATTACTAGACATGGACACTCAGCTAAACTCAATAGCATTGCTACCTTGAGAACTGAGTCACCAAATCTATTCATAGTTCCAGTCTCATCCTTGATTTCCTGTAGCTTCATTAACTCTTTGAAGCCATGATACCAGTCCTCGTAGATGATACCAACCTCATTGAAATAGATGTCTCGACCTTTGATTACTTTCTTAAATCTGTATTCATCGTCTTTCTCTAAAGTCGCGAAGGTCTTAAACTGTCCATTCAATTTAGCTAGTTCTTTGAGATAGTTAGCACTAACTGCATAGTTCGGTTTATGCTCTAGTGGGTAATTCAGTGAATTAACATTGTCGCCGGTCTTTTCGTAGACAATGAACGTTCTTGCAAAATAACCACCTTGTATGGCAGCTTTGGTGAAAAAGTCCTCACCCATAGCTTCATTGGTGGCAGTGAGCATTGTTACAGTAGGGTCTTTTAACTCAAAAGATTCCATCTTTAACAATGATTTCCATTCGCCGACGTTATACTGTCTATCGTAAAGGTCGGTGAGAATCTTAGTCGCAACAGGGTCGCCTACAATTGACGACGACAACTCAGAACTGCATATAAACGCCACGGATTTGTTCATAACTTTCCCACCGGGCTGAGTATAGGCAGTCCCTAGTTCTTTTAGAATTCCCTGAATCGATGAACGTCCTGCGATGATTCTCGTATTATTTACTGCCTTAACCAACTGTCTTGCCATACTAACTGGTGGACCCTTTTTAAGTCCTGAGTCAGCGTGTAACATGACGTATATGTTTGGATACAGGTTAAAGATTTGCCTGTCCATCCACACTTGGTCTTTCACTACAGCAGAAATAGCCGCTATACCACTCCAGCGCCAAAAACTCAGAGGTGATTCTAATTCGTCATGTTGTTTAACTATTTCGTTTAGCCAGCTTGCCATTTACTACAGTTATCAACTGATGGTTGCAGATTCCACACATCGGTGCGGGTAAATCAGTTTCTACCTCATATAGACAATAGGGACATTCCACAACGCGAGGCTTAGGCACCAATAGTGGATTAGTGTTGTTAGTGTATGGTGGCTTAAAATGGGATATCGTCATCTTTCAGTGTTAGCTCCTGTATTATCTTTTCATTCTGTTGCCTCTGTATCATCGCAATCAGCATGTTGAACTGCGATAACAATTGAATAATGTCACTAGCCACAATCAAATTATGACTAATAAGGTTCTGATTTTCATCACGATGAGTTAGTTGTAATTCAAAAGCGTGGGATTCCATGCCAATATTTACTCCATATTTCTTTTACTGTGTTTGGCAATTTGTCTGCGTCTGCACACTTCTGACAATATATTCTGACCATTCGCATCTTAGGCATTTCTACTACGATATGGCCGCACTCTAACACAACTGTCGTATCTACTGGAGAAGTATAACGTCTAGCAACCCTTCTCATCACTGTTTACGCTCCCAGTTATCATAGATAACTTTGTCCAAAGGAGTGTCCATTGGGACAGTATCTGCCATAAAGGATTCAGTTACCGTCTTTGGCGGCATACTCAACTCGACAGGAGGTTTAATTATGTCCTGAATAGTAAAGTCCTTAAACTTCTTAAGGTCTTTATAGTTTGTGCCTATTTCGATATCGCATGGTATTGAGAGCGACCTACGCTTGAGGCTACAATTCTTGAAAATGATTGGACGCTCCATCTCCTGCTTAATAACCGGGATGTATTCCGGTAATTTCGAGCGTCGTATACAGAATAGTAGCGCATCGTGCGCTTCCATAACGATTTTAATGACCGGGATACGATGTTTGATGCGCAATCCCGCAGCCTTAGTATTATCACTGACGGCACGTTGTGGGATGTAGCTAAATGCTTGACGTAATAGCTCATCTCCATAACGCTCAAAGAACATCCTACGTCCGCCGAATTCAGCATCAATCCCCCACGGTAATGGAGCTATTAGAGTTCTGTCCTTCTTAATACATTCTTCAATACCAGCATGGAAAACTTGCTGGATTTTGGGCTGTTTTGCATGGAAGATTTTAAGTGCTCTTTCCGCAATAGCCTCTGTAATCGAAATAGGTATCTTATACTTCCTTGCGTCTGTATTGACCGAAGTAGCTGCCCTGCGCTTTCCTGCACCGAGGTGTCCTGCATGGCGCAAAGTCTTACCAGTAAACCTAATAGGATGTTCGTAGCCCAATACCTTTTTAGAGTAATCAGATTCAACACCACCGAAGAACCAAGTAGCAGTGAGAGCGTGATAGTCAATTTCATCTACTAACCTCAATGCATCTTCATCAGCCGCTAATAACCAGACTACTCTAGCCTCAGCTTGCGATGAGTCAGCCTGAACAAAAACCTCCTCGTCATCCTCTATTTCTATACCATTGTCGTTGCAGTATTTTCGGTATGCTGCTTCACGCTCATCGTATTCAGGTAAATCAGGCACATACATTCCGCGAATGTCTGCTCCAATGTCACCATGTTTAGTCATGGTTTGGAACGCGATGCCTAATACCTTATCCTTCTTCTTTCCATTCTCATCAATTACATCGATGGTTGGACGTATAGGTGGGTCTTGTTGTCCAGTAGAAGTTCTACCAGTTTCAAGACACATATAGTAAGTAGTTCTCATCCTATCATCAAAGTCTGGCATAGCCATTAGATAGGTAGAGATAGATTTTCTTACCCGTCTGTCCTCAAGGATAAGCTCCAATACTCTACGGTGAGTTTCATTCTTAACGGCAGACTGTGAGTTGAGCAATGCTGTGATTTCTTCTTCGCCTGTTCCCGCTTTACGGGGTAGCTTGAAGTTATCGAATAACAGGATTGCCACCTGCTTGGGAGAATTAACGTTAATTTCAGTCCCCACAAGACTAAATAGTTCGTAGCGGAGTTTCTCATCCCACTCGATATACTTTCGGAGTAGTCTATCTCGTTCATTTGTGTCAACTCGAAACCCCTGATTTTCTATTCCCCAATATAGTTCGGGCAATTTCATGAGGAAATTCTCGAAGAACGGACGCTGATTAATCTCGTCTAAATCAGCATCCATAGCTTCATCTATTTCAATAGTAACACATGCATCTCTAGCGCATCCGAGGAACAAATCTTGCACTGACCCCTGATACATTCCCTCGTTCTTGTAGAAGGGCTCCTCAGTATATAGTGATGTAGTGAACGCGAGGCTTTTGCCCAATTCAGGATTAATAGCATGTGCTTTAAGCATAACGTCTGATGCCAGTTTCCTGATAACAAATCCGAGACGCTTAATTTTATCTCTGTCATAGTTGAAGTTTTGTCCTACTATGTCATTCTCAATTAACATATCAGCAACCATAATCCAAATTTGGACCATATCGGCTGTTGGTATGTTTGATATTCCGTCTACATTCCACAGTGGAACACAGATACCATGTGACTTAGTGAAAGAGAAGCCTATACAAACTGGCATGCATGTTCCATTGGCTTCAATATCGACGGACAGCCTTTTCTTACCTAGCTTACGATAACGGTCCCGAAACTCATACAGGTCAAAGCTATTCTTAGCTATCTGTAAGGTTCGCGATGGACGATTTATCTCAGGAAAGTAAGACTGTGTTTTAGCCCGGCGCATATCGAACGCCATGACTTGTCGATTCCAGTATCCTGTAAACTCAATATCACTTGCTTGCCAACTGAGATGAGCAGGATTATAAGTAGGAACGAACTTCCGCCCCATACCAGATAGGATACTACCCCGATACGATTCAATATCGGTTTTTCCAGTAAGACCCCAGAGAGAAGATTTACCCAACCCAAGTATGACATTAGGTTGAATACTATTGATTTCGTTTTGGAGTTCTTCCAACTGCTGTGCAATATCTACCCCATGATTCTTCGCTCTGACAGCAAATGGAATTTTCTTTGCACGGTTGGCATTAGGTGGAATTGTGAATTTGGAGACTGACGTTATCCAACATTCAGCAGGATTAATTCCTACTTCATGCATGAGTCGTGTAGTCTCACCACCTTTTGAGAATAGTTTACCAGCTAGAGTGTCCTCGTAAGTGGGACATTCCAGTAGTATCATCATCTTAGCCCCAAAGGGACCATAGCCGGGAATGTATTTATGTTCAGTCATCTATCAACGCAATCAATCCCAAACATGGAACACAGATTATGTTGTTAGTTTCTGTATGGCGAAGCACAACAAATCCATCTGGAATTGAGCACTCACACATACTGCACCGTTCTTCCATCTCGATTGCAATTTCATCATTCCCGCCAATTTCGACGGATTTAGTTACACTTTTAGCTATCATTAGTTATCCGTTGTAATACCAAAGGTCCGGACGGCAATCGCCAGTCCTATTGAACGCAGGCTTTGCATCCACTGATTCTGAACTAGTGATAATGTCATAAATACCCTGTTCCGTATTTCCATTAGAAGTTAATACAGATTGGAGTAATTGCATTGCATCGACCGCGTGGCCGTTGTAGTTGTTTTGTGGTGGAATCTTCTTAATGTGGCCCCAATTCGGCGAATGACGTTCATGGAGCTGCTTAGTACATTCTTCCACGAACATGCCACAACCTTCTTTGGTAGCAAGGTTAAACTTACCAGTCGCATAGACAGCCTGAATTATTTGATAGGGAGTCAATGCAGTAGAGGGTGGATTTGTTGGTGGAACAGGTGGAAGTTCTATAATTACAGGAGGCGGAACATCCTGCATAGTGAAATCATCTGCATAGAACAGCCAGTTACCTGTAGTTGATACCAGAAGGCCACGCATCATTATACTGACTTTACCAGCATGGGACAGAACAAGACGGCAGCCCCAATAGTTGGGTGTGTCATCTTTAATGTCGAATGATTGGCCGGGGCGACCATTAGTGTCAGTGTAAGGCTTTCCGTCAACGGACCATCCAGCATCGTGCTGTAATTGACAGAGAGCGTCTATTGGTGTGGGGTATATCACTAATAACTTCGCCATGCTTTACGCCTTTCCAACTTAGATAGAGCATCTTGCCGAGTGGCACAGTTGGTAACTTCGAAGTTATTGTGGTCTATTTCGTCTGCTAGTCTAATATTCTCGCTAACTAACCCGATGCTTACTTCAAACACAGTGGCAGTTTTGCGGATAGTCCAATCCTTACTTATCTTGGTAGCTGTAATGTGATAAAGATTCATTACTAAAACTTTATCCTGCCACTTATCAGCTATCCTATACCGCTCAACGAACGTCATCCATTCGACCCCCAGTCCGGTAAGATTAAAAGTCGATTTTCTCAGAAGTGCGCCCTACCATTACCTGTCCCATCTACACTTTTAAGAGTCCTACTTAGGTGGTCCACTCAGTGTGATAGTCTCAGTGATAGAGCGCACTCTGACTTTTAATTAAGACCCTGATTCTTCCTTCTTTTCTTCCGGAAGGACCACAATCTTAATAGCGCGGTATCCCTTGTTCTCCACTTCGATTGGCGTGAACTCCACTTTCATACCGTTCTTCAACTCAGTGAAGTTGACAGTATTCTGTTTCAGCGAAGTCCAGTGGAAGAATATTCGGGTAAACTTGACTTCCTTTGAGGAAATGAAACCCCATCCCTCATTGGAAACCTTGATAATCTTCCCGACGATACGCTTCTCGTCAGGACGACTCTCGTTAGCATCGGACTTCAGTTGGTCGGCCACTTCTTCTCCAACCATTTCCGAAATTTTAGTCATTACACGCGCCTTCCGCACGAATTGTTGGTATTGTGGTGAATAGTCAGGTGGAGTATCTCGCCAAATACTCAATTCTTACTTGGGCGATTTCTTCTTTGCTGCCCATTTTGCTTTCATGGTAGCAAGAAACTTCGCACGTTGTTCTGGACTCCACTTGTTCTTGGCTTTTCTTTTCACAATTGGTGGTGCCAATTTGTGTGTAAGTTTTTCCAGAACTGTGGTCAGTCCAATCTGTATGAGCAATTCTTCCTGCTGTCTAGTGAGTTTCATAGTTAGACCTCATGGCCTCTTTTATTGGCCTTACGAATAGCCTGAGCTTTGAAAGCGGAGAACTTAACGTTGTTCCCGTCCCATTGCCACCATTCCTCAACGCTGTATTGTGCATTATCCAACATACACATAGCAACGAAGATTGCAGCTTCACCAATCCCCTTAGCGCGAGCTAATGAGAATGGGTCAGTATCAAAAAGTTGTCTGAATGTTGTTATCTTGAGCCGCTTCAGAACTCTCTGCAATCGATATGCTGCAAGGAAATTGGCACAGCCTAAATCTTCTACCATTTCGCGACGGGTAAAAGAAATATCCCTGCTCACATCAATAATTGTTTCGTCGAGCTTGTCAGCGAAACCTTTACTGATAACCTTTTCAACTATTTTTCGTTCAATCATTCTAGTCTCCGCTTGAGTAGTCCGAGTTAGAGAGTGGGAGTCCCACAATTATACGGCTCGATTGAGCTAGGTTGTGAGACTCCCGTCACTATATTAGGCTGTGTGGTTACACCTTGAGCTTATACAAAGCAACAAAGTTGAACAGTTGTTCCTATTATAGTGAAGTTGTGTTATTCGTTTGATTCAATCTCAGCTTCAGGCTCATCGCCCTCGTCTGCGAGTTCATCATCATCATCGTCATCGTCGTCATCGTTCACACTATCATCGTCAGATTCCGGCATTTCGTCTGACGTTTCATCAGAAGCGAAAAGCTCGTCCCTGTCGATAATACCGTGGTCGTTCGAGTCGATGCCGATTTCTTCAAGTTGCAAATCTCTCATTGTTATCTCTCCAGTTAATCTGACAGTTAAAGAAAAGATTGGGTGCCCAACATGGAAGCCGTTTCCACAGTGAACATAAGCTCACAGAATTTAATCCGGCCTATGTATGTCAGGCGGTCTTGCTGCAATGAACCTTTCATCCGCATGGCAAATGAGGATTATCTTCTTTTGCAACGCACCATGTCTGGACACCCAATATCAATTACTCAGCAGCAGTTGCTGTCGGAACCGGCGTCACGTCCTCACGAATGGGACGATACTTGTGGTTGACGCGATTCACCATGCGTCCCTGCCACGTATCGTTTTCGATATAGATGTCCACCTGACGACCTTCGGCAGACTTCAAATCGAAGCGGGTATTCGGCTTAACGTCCACACCGAAAGCCTGCAAGAAACCGACTGCAAAACCAATAGCCTTGCTATTGAAATTGTAGTCAATCGGAACATCCGAAAACGTAGTGTCGCCATTGTCGCCGTTGAACAGAATAGTAGCTTCAACGGGATAGTTGGTAGACGGACCCTTCTCGGACTGCTTTGCGGGAGCCTCTCCCACAGACTCAATCTTGCAACGATACCACGCTGGTGTTACAACTTTGCCACGGAGAAGGTCGCGCTTACCGAATTGAACTACAGGCATGTCACACTCCTACTTAACGAACGGACTTACTGTTGGTGGTGTTGTTGGTGTTGTTGATTGTGGTTTTATACGCTCAATAGGCTGCTCCTTAGTTTGCTTTATGATAGCGGGAAGAATCCACTTCTCATAGAGCGGTTCATTATCGAAGTCAATTCGCTGTGGTAGTGGCAATGACGTTCTTGCGTAATCATTACCCATATGACGAGTAAACAATCCGAACTTGCTATCGGAAGTATTCTCGTCAAATCCCTTTTGAATATTGAAATGGTATGCCTCAGTGACGTATGAGGCTATCTTAGCAGAGATTTGTGCTGCTCCACTTACAATGATTCGAGAGTGGTGAGTAGAACTGTCACCCTCATTATCTTTACGCTGTCCAACTACATGAGCGATGAGAATGATGTTCACTTTGTGAAACTTGTGAATATCCTTCAACATTGCAATCAGGTCTTTGAAAGCACCAGATTCAGCGTTAAATTCTTCCAACCCTGAGACAGCAATACCGCCTATCTTCTTGCCGCCACCAGAATCTTTACCCTTCATCTTGCGAACTTGACTAGTCATCGCGTCACCCATTGAAGTAATGGAATCTACGATAATAGTCTTAAATGGACAATTGACCTGCAACTGTTCGAGCTTTGCAGCAGGTTTCATCCAATCAGTGTAATCATCATAATGAACGTCCTTCATCTTAATTCCCCATTTCTTAGCGGGAAGATTCAGGGCTTCCATTTTCTGGTCAGTCGATATCCAATACTGTGGCGTTGGATATGAAAGCGCGCAGGTAGATTTACGGGTTCCCGGCTCACCTTTGAGCATCGTGAACAATCCGTTTTCTAAACTAGCTTCGTCTAGTGTTGGCATCTACTTTATCCTATGGGACTCACGCATCCATTTAGAGGACATATACGTTTTCGGCTGAACGTGTCTGATAGCCGCACGTAATGACCAGAAGTATTTGAATCTAATTGCCAGTTTCCTTAAGAAAGGCCGCAATAGCGTCAACTGCTTCGGCATTGGTTTCCTTTCTCTTAGTGCAAGCTAAACAGTGTGGAAGTGCAAGATTCACAGACACCTTGTCAAGAATCATCACTTGTTCACATCGATTACACTCACACATCTTACCTAACGCTAGTTCCACTGGAACATAGTGTGAGCATGTAGGTTTTGTGCATCGTAATACAAGATATTCCTTGCCGGGATTTCTAGCAAGGTTTACCCTCTTATAACGATGAACGTGATTAATCTTCTTCTGTGTCATTAGTCGGATTCCATTCCTTTCCTATCATGAAATGAAGCTTAAGTTCTTCTTCTCTCATATCTGGTTGTGATTCGCAGATACCAAAGAATGAACACTTACCGAACTTCGATTCACAATTGGTGAAGTTTGGAGGCCAATAACCAGTTTCTGCATACATGAGTAACAGTTTACCGTAGTATGGCAGAATCTCTGATTGCCACTCCATTAAGCGCGGGGCAGAGTAGGAGACAGGAACTCTCTCGAATTTCTCCTCTGGTTTAAGAGTAGTTTGGAAACCCACTTTGTTAATGAACACATTGCGAGTTCCCATTACAAGACACTGCCCAATGAACTGATTGTTCAGAGAGACAGTATCACGACGCTGCTTCATTGTTTTGGTATCAACCGGGTAAACACCCTGATTGTTATCCATCACAATATCGAGCTTGGCTTTCCAAAGGATGCGAACTTCATCATCCTCATATAGTATCTGTCCTTTAACTATCTCAGTTTCCAAAGGAACCCAATGGTCATTGCGATAGTGGTCAAGATACTGTTGGCAAGTCTCAAGAACCCACGCCCAACCAATCTTATACTTCTCACGCGGATTGTCTTTATCCGGAGTGCGTGGCGTATTAGGAGTGCCGGGAAATTGGTCTATCTGATGGCCGCATATAGGCTTAGTTATCTTACCACCTACACAGCCTTGTTCCTGACACACACGTTTGTCGATGATTGCGTTATCACCAATACTTTCACTTTCAAAGTATCCAGTGCCCTCACACATCTTACAATCGTGTGGCTTAAAATCTGTGCAATACTTACAACCCTGAATATACATCTCAGCGGCTGCAAATGCAAATCCCTCAGCTTTATCACGAGTCGCACCACGAATGATGGACTGATAATAAAACTCAAGGAATGTGTGGACAATCGAACCACATTCGAGTGAGTTTGACTTCCCACCAATTGATATGAAGTTATGATTGAAACGAAAATCTGCCAAGCGTGGGCAGTTCATAAGTGTGGTCAGCACAGTGGCGTCCAGCACTATATGCTTCTTCCCATACATAGGGATTTCGACTATCTCTTGCAGATTCGTTTCACCCACAGTTCTTTCATCAGGTGGGAATGTCATTTGTCCCTTTCAACAGTCTGAATGTATAGTGGTTTCTGATTAGTATTGTGATGCGTCACAGTAGTAGCCAGAATACCTTTATCCTCACATTCACGTAATAGCCGCGCTATCTCGTTGGGGTGAATATAGTTAGGATTGTAGACTATGATAGTCATAATTCCAATCTAGTTCCAGCCGGGAAATACACCGACTTAATTCTATCCAATTGGTCAGGAAGAACATACTGAACTTCCTTGATAACACCCTTCTTAACTAGAGTGTCAAGATAATTGATGTAGTCTTTGCCAGAATATGTAGTTGGATACAAATTACCAGCAACAGTGACAGCTAATTCTGTGGCCGTAACAGCACCACGTAATTGAACTATCTTAAGAGTTTCCTTTAGAAGTAATTGTTCCAGAATTTCCATCTCCATCGTTATGCTCTCCTTCAATACCATCCATTAACGCGACGATTTCTTTGAAACCGACTAGTGACCATGCAAACGATTGAGACTCAGGGACACCAAACCACGTATCCCACAGTAATCCCATGATTACATCTACATTGTCACTATCGAGAGCGCGTGAGAATAATACGGTAGCTGGTTCCAAGTTTTCAATTTTGGAAGCATCTTCCAGAATTCGTTTACGCACATTCTGACAGGCTTCTTCTGCGGCACCAACTATATCATCTTGTGCGCCAGCAGGAATACCTTTTACACGACGATTACGTGGATGATAATCAGCCATGAGACTGATAATCTCCTGTCGGTGTTCTTTGGCAAATGCGAGCCATTGTTCTCTATTCATTAGTCTCTCCTAATTACTTCTGGTTGTTGACCACAGCAACGGGCGATACGACCATATCCTACCCACCATTTGTGGCAGATATTACAGAATAGATGGAAAGTCATTACAGTTTCACCACAGTGACAGGACGATTAGCGCGCTTAACTATGCGAACTACCTGCACAATCATCTCGCACTCAGACTGTCCAGACTCGACCCTAGCTTTTGCGACTTCGAGAGCCTCATCCACAGTAGGAAAAGTATTATTAGGGTTAAGTCCCTTAAAATAGTGACGCGCCATGTCAGTTGAGCCAACATAGAACTTGTTGATGAAAGGCTGCCTCTTGTTACGATTCTTGACTACCATTGTCTCAGTCTCCTTTGTCATTATCGTTTACTCCACTTATTCCTAGAATGTAGTGGCTTGTAATAAGCACGACGGGCGTTAATTTTGTCCTGACATACTTGACAATACTTTCTACCGTCCGTTGGTTTCTTACAACTGACACACAATCCTAGACTGACTAGTCTATCGTATCTAATCTTATTCCTAATTCTAGTATGTTCTTTATTAGCCTCCATCCATTTATGGTTAGCTTCTCTGCATGTCTCACAAGCAGTATGTGTTGGAACTATTGGTCTAATCTTACAGTTCGGACAGATACCGTCTTTGAGATAATGCTTACGCTGTAGTGATGTAGTCATAATAGTTTAGTATACGATAAGACCCACGAACCATTATGGCTCGTGAGTCCTACTTAGACTAAATTACCTGAATGACGCTTGCGCAGTCACAGACTTAACGATAACAGGCTTTGCCTTACCCTTGTTACGTTCCTTGTGCTTGTTCACGATTAACTCTGCAAGCTGCTTCGCAAACTCTCCCTGATTGAATACTGGCACTTCGCCTTTATTCATAACTTCATGGAAGTGTCTACGCTTTGTGCTGATGATGTAATCGAGATGTTCATCGATAGTTCCCTCAGCCTCAGTGAATGTCACATTGATAACCTTTGACAGTTGCCCGATACGACGGAAGCGACCGGGTGCTGCTTGGTCCTCATTCTGTGGATTCCACTGACGTTCATGCATTACGCTATCAGCGCATGATTGCAAGTCAACACCTTCACCACAAGCCAGTGTAGATGCAATCATAATAGCGCGTGGTGTCTTATTGAACAGTTCCTGCATTTCAAACCGTTCACTATCTGACAGTTCAGACGTATACTTGAATACGCTGACATTCTCAGAAATCAGTGTCTTTGCAAGCTCACCATATATAGGATGCTGTGTATCTTTCAGCGCCCCATACATTAGCTCACCCACATCTTTGTGATGAACGAATACTACCAGCTTCTTATCGGTATCCTCGACAAATTCTTCGATGAAACCAAGTGTAGCCGGTATCTTAGCAAGGCCCGTAATGTGACGCATACGGGACATTTTCGCCAACAATTCAAGGCCATTGAGAGAATCTTCCTCTCCACCGATTACTGCCTCATTATACCACTTGACGAAATCAGAAACTTCATCATCGTAGGTATCCTGTTGCAAATCGTCCAACTGCACATTCAATTTCATGCGGTTGATTTCTGGAAAATCCTCAATCACTTCATTGAACTCACGGCGAATCAGCATTGACTCAGTGAATTCGCGGAATCTCTTGACGTTCTTAATTCCGCCCATTTTCTTCTGATTACCTTGATAGTAGTAACTAACCCACGTTTCAAGGTAGTGCTGATATGAATGGAACTTAATGGGGTCCATCATATTCAACACAGGGAAAAACTCACCACCACGATTCTTCCACGGTGTTCCTGAAAGTGGGATAACCTTAACGTTAGGCAATCCAACTAACTTGCGAACTTCCTGTGTGCGCGTGGAATCAGGATTCTTAATCTGCTGGCACTCATCGAGAATTACCAGCTTGAATCCAACAGCGTGTAATTTCTCACGCTTAATACGACGCAACAAATCGTAGCTGATGATGTATGTCTTGAGGCCCGGCAGAATTGGGTCTTTACCAGACTTGATAATCTGTCCCAAAAATGTAGGGCCGAGCCAACGGTGAATCTGCTTTAACCACTGGAATGTGATAGCAGACTTCACAACGTATAGCGTAGGTGTGTAGATTTCCCAGTGAAACTTGATTACAGCTAATGCCTGAACTGTTTTACCAAGTCCCATGTCATCGAATAGTCCAAAACCTTTCTGCATTGAAAGGCCAGACTCACATGACATTGCACCTTTGATTTGGAATGGCATAAGGCGAAACTCATTACAGAGTCTGCACTGATGCTTATCCCAATCATGCTTACATTCGGCTACTTCTGGTTTCCAACCGTTAGAAACCATCGTCTCGAATGGTGTGCCGCGTGGAATGATTTTCTTGATAATGTGGAAGCACTCAAGAGTAATCATCTTAACTGTGTTGCCAGCCTTATCGATAGTCTCGAATGAGAACTTTTCGACGGCTACTTTACCACAATCAGGACATTTATCCTGCAACCGAGTAACAGTATACTTCGGTGTGCGAATAACTTGTGTGATTACCTTTTCTTCGACTTCCATTTCCACCATCTGTCCGCTACGAATAGCATCAATAACATGCATCGGCAGCGAAAGATGTGAGCAGGGTAACGTATTAGTGCAGCCAATGTCACGGGCTTTTTGAGACCATACATCGTCATGTCCATGTCCGGGGCAAAGTGCGTGGGCTACTTCATGTTTAATCGTATCCACAATTTCCAGATACGGGTGAACGTCAACATGATGCGCGTTAAGGATGATAACCTTATCCTTATACATGCACATTCCAAGAAACGGCGCGTTAATGTCCTGAGACATACGAACGCCCCACTCAGTCAAACCGTGAGCTTTAAGCTCATCTTTAGTTAGATTGTATGCGTCTTGTCTATTCATATTACACCAGATTCAAAATAGTTGACTCGTTAGCATTGTTGCAATGTTCGCAGACCATGCAGCCTACCTGAAAACGATAGTAGCGACGTGCCCAACGATACGACTTGCAACATACACAGTAAATGAAAAGCCAGCAATGCGGCCCATTAGACTGACGGAATCCATTTTCTGTGAGAGTCTTGAGACTGTATGCGTGATACAGCACATTGCCGAATTGAATATCAGTATCCGGCGCTATTGGAAAAGTAGTTTGTTCCATTATTTCACCAGATAGATGAAAACTAGTCCGGTTACTACAACGGAAAAGCATATGAAGAAAAGTATGGCTATCATTACACACCTTCCTTTTTGAGACTAGACTTCATGATAGCAAGTTTCTCACGCAGAATGTTGGCGGCTACTTGAACCGTGACACCCTTTGAAACGATAATAGACTGTAGCGTGAATTCCGCGACGCCCAATTCAGCAGCGTATTTCCGCAATTCAGCCTTGTCGAGCGCCTTATTTTTCTTGGCGCCGCTAGTCTTAATCGGCTTAGGTGTAGCAGACTTGACTGGTTTTGGCTGATATGACAGGTCGCTGATTTTAAGCTTTTCGCGTTCTTCAGCGCGTAGCTTATTAGCAAGCTGATTCAAGTAAACCTGAATAGCTTTCTGACGATTGGTAGCTTCAACTATCTGATTGTTTAGCTCGAACACCACGTTAGTGAGATGCTCAAAACGTGCTTTAACTTGTTCGGCTAATGCGAAAGGCTTGTTTTCGATAGCGGCGTCCGCTTCAATAGCGGCCTTAATCTCATCGAGTGAAACAGTCTCAGCATTGAAAATCTCTGACTTGACTGTGACTGATTCATCGATTGTTTTCGCCTGATTCAGGACCGCATTAATCTCAGCGGCCTTTTGTTGAGTCTCGACACGAGCAGCCACATTTTCAGGGCGCTGGGACTCAGCATACAGACGTTCTTCGTTCTCAGTGCATGGGCCGCACATTAGCATATTGCCAAACTTTACTTGGACGCTAACATCCTGAGCGCCACAAATATCGCAATCATGCATATCAGCCGCACGTTTGCAGGTGACACATTTCGTTGGGTCGATGGTCCCGGCTTTGAAAGTATGCAACATTAGAGTGTATCCACAGTATTGTTAATAATCCAATTGGAAACGATGCTTCCAATATTGTGATAGTTAGAAGTATCGACCCGATGCATAACGACCATATCCTGCATCAGACCAATTTTCCAGTATCCGTCAAGAAAGTTAATGATAACGGAACGCATTATCGTTTACCTTTCTTTGGAGTATTCACAATTGCTGAAACTTTCTTAATGGCTTTGACGATACGCTGGCGGGACTGAAATGTGGGGCGTGACAGTGAACCATTGTGAAAATCACACGTTCCAAATCTGTCAACTGGGGAAAATGCTTCGGAAGTATTAATCGAAATACCTTCCGGAAGTCGCCTGACTCTCACTACTCGCTTACATTCTGTGCAGAAAAACCTTTTCATCGTAACTGTCCTTTCGGAACTGAGTTATTTTATTGTCGCGTCCTAATAATAGCTGGTGCTTGCGCGACCCCTCATTATAGGCACATCCCGAGAAATGTGTCAATACACAACATATGGTAGTTTTTTGACGATATTTGGCTCCGGACCCCAACCTGTAGTGTGTGCGTTACTGGCACACTTTGTGTCCTCTTTAGGTGACACTTTTATTATGCTGTTTAGAATATGGCCGGGCTGTAATCCCTGATAATTAACCAGCTCTACCATAATCTAATCATTGTGTAGAGACTTATAATATTGTCTGGTGTCGGGAGTTTCCTACCTGTTTCCTACCCTTTTCGTAGTCCTTTCCTATATCTTTCCTACCCGCCGATTTCCGCTAAAGCGCGGTGGATAAAGGACTTAGGCATACCCTACCCTCTCTCCCGGCTCGCTATATACCAGTATATCCTGTCCCCTTATTAGGACATATGGTGTAGGGGGATAATATTATATAGTAAAAAAAAAAAAAAAAAAAAATAAAAGAACACTACTCTCAATACTGTCCACGCCAGCGGACACGAAATACTGGT